TCTCTTATGTGCCTTCTTTAAACGAAGAAGAAAACGATAGTGTCTCAAAAATTAATAAAGTCAAGAAGACTTTCAAAGTCAGTTATGCAACAATTAAAGGTGTAAAATATGTATTAAATAAAGAAACCGACGAACTATATGATTTAGAAAGTTATATTAATAGCACAAAGGATGCCCGAATCGTTCCAAGAAAAGTTGGCAATTTAATAGAGGGTCGCACAAAAATAAAATGGGTATAAATAATGTCTTATAGTATATTATATGGCCACAACTAGACGTATTGAAACTAACGACAGAATATATCAAAGATTTGTTCCATCCTTCCAACCTCAAATTAGTCTTGATGTAAGACCTGTTCAGACTAAATATACTACTATGCAAATAAATGATGAACGACCACACGTTAATACACATCACGATAATAGAAAATTGTATAATGTTAATAAAGATTTTTTACCTGTAGCATACGGAGCCCCGACAAATACATTTCTCACTAACATAGATCAAGAATCCATTTTAAGAAATCAGTTCTTCGCTTTACAAAAATGTAATCAAAAAGAATATGTTCCTTCATCTAATAGTGATTTGTATAACGTTGAAGTTGTAGGTAGAAAAGAAAGTAATACTCATTCTTTACTATTTAATCAAGATTCATTTAAATCTAGTAACTCAAAGTTGAATTTTAAAGATAATAAAATGTTTAATAACAACACAAGTATTAAATTAAATTAAATAATAATAATTAAAAATAAATGGACATCAATAAAGTTACATTAGAATATTTAGTCAAACCTTCTGTATATAAAAATATACAAAGAACTAACAATAATGAAATGGGCAATAAACTGGGCAATAAACTGGGCAATAAACTGGGTACGACGACCGAGGTCAATGATATGGAATTTTATAAAGACCGTATCATTGATTTAACAACCAAACTATTTGATGAAAAAACTGAAAATATAGGATTAAAAAAAGCATTTTACGAATATGTAAATGAATGTATCATACATTTATATGCAAATGATATGACATATACTTATCAAAAAAAATATGACGATATTAGTTTCAGTTCTGAAACTAATAGCGATTTATTCTTTGATATAAGTGGAACAAATAATTTTATTATTAAAAAAAAAGAGGATATTAAATTAACTAATTACGTTAATAAAAGAAAAAAAAATAAACAACAACAAAATTATCCTGTTACAAAAGAATTTAATCCTAAAGATGATAAATTTAAACAACACACTACCAAAAATATAATATAAATTTATATTAGTAATGCCAAGAAAAACAAGGTCAAACACTATATTTAGAACATTTAGAAAGCCTATGAATTCTACATTTAAATTACGTTGTAGTCCAAGTAAAGATGATAATACCGACTTTTCCTGTTATTCTGAAAATGATATCCATAAAATAAAAATGGCGTGGAATAAACGACATCCTGATAATTTAATAATCTCAAATGACCCATTTGAGATTTGGAGTATATTGAAAGAATACACTAAACATAGCTGCAAAAATGAAAAATGCTGGCTTTCAAATCTTTTTAAAAAAAATGATATTGATGAAGATTTATTATTGTATACATTCGCTCCTGAAAGACCAGAAAAATGGCATAAGAACCCTCGCGAATGGTTGTCTAGTAAGGATATAGAAAATGTAATGGCGCATTATGAAAAATTACATGATAATTTTTCTTTTATAGGTTCTTCACCAATAGATTTTGATACAATTAAATATGATGGAGAATGTGTATGGCCCGAATTATGCCATTTTAATATAACAGATTATAACAAGCAAAATATTAGTAAAATTGGAGTTTCTTTAAATCTAGACAAACATACACAGTCTGGTTCACATTGGGTTTCCATATTTATAGATTTACGTAAAAAATTCATATTTTATTTTGACAGTAATGGTGATAAAACACCTATGCAAGTAAAAAAATTAATAAATAGAATACTCGAACAATGCAAAGATGAATTTGATTGTGATATGGAAGTATTAGAAAATACTAAAAAACACCAAAGAAAAAATACTGAGTGTGGAATATATTCTATTTATTTTATGACTGCATTACTTGAAAACAAACACCCAGAATACTTTGTAAATGAAAGAATTACCGACGACGAAATGTTTTCTTTAAGAGATAAGTTTTTTAATTAATTTTTTTATATCATTAATATTATTATGTTTGACACTGATAATAATATTAATATGCTTTGGGAAACCTTAACAGAAAGTATTGTAATTCTTAATAATTCAAATGTAAATATTATCAGAACTAAATTTACTGAACATATAAGAACCACCGCTAATAATAGTGACAATCTGAAATTAAACGAACTAAATAAAAAATTTATAGATGAATTTATAATTATTTATAAAGACATACAAGTATCTCAAAAATCTTTTCAATCACTCGTGGAAGAAAAACAATATGAATTTACCAACCTTATACAACCCCAAAAACCTAATTCTATTAATATAAGTGACCCTGTATCTTTAGAGACGCAACCTAGCATTACTGAAAAATTAAAACAATATCAACAAATACGTAATAATGACTCACTATTAAACTATGAAACACCACCTGTCGTCGAGGTTGAAAGCTCCGCAACCATTGAAAATGTCGGAAATAATTTTATGAACAAACTAAAAATAGAAAATATACCTGTCGAAATACAACCTATAAACATATCAAAAAAAGTATCATTTGTTCAGGATCCAACCAATAGTGATATGAAAAAAAATGATGTATTGGTCGAACTTCGTGAAATTAAACGACGTGTATCAAAACTTATAAACTTATTAGAAACTACAGAAATCGTTATATAATATTATTAAAATTAAACCATATTAAACCATATTAAACCATATTAAACCATATTAAACCATATTAAACCATATTAAACCATATTAAACCATATTAAACCATATTAAACCATATTAAAGATATACTCGTAATTTGTATTATCATGCGTTATTTCATTTATACTATCATGTCTACATTCATTATTTCTAGTGCTCTTGCGTTCCAAGACACAAGGCCAGATGTAAGGAATTTTAAATATGTAGGTGATATTAAACCTACTAACTATTTTGACCCACTTCAACTATCCAGTGGTGTTCTTAGGCATGATGAAAGTTTCATTAAATATCTTCGTGAAGCAGAATTGCAACATGGTCGTGTAGCAATGCTTGCGACTGTTGCCCTACCTGTTATTGATATGACAAGTGATAAACTTGCGATTAATTATCTTAAAGATATACCGCTTTCTGAACAAGCGCCATTTTGGTTGTCGATGGGTCTTTACGAATCTGCGCGGATGGGTGCGGGATGGAAGAATCCATTTACATCCAATGAGTATTTTAAACTTGAAGATTACTATCAGCCAGGAAATGTCTTAAAGGTATCCGAGAATTCGTATTCTAATACACGTCTAGAACGTGAATTGTCTAATGGAAGACTCGCGATGTTTGGAACACTTGGTTATTTGGCACAAGAATTCGTACAGCAACAACCTATCATTAGCTAAGATACATATCATTAGCTAAGATACATATCATTAGCTAAGATACATATCATTAGCTAAGATACATATCATTAGCTAAGATACATATCATTAGCTATGTTACATTAATTTTTTTCATCATATTAATATATTATGAAAAAAGATGATTTGATAAAAATAACATATCTTAATTTAATTAAGATATACACCCTTGTATCTATGACGGCATTATTTGGGGTTGCTTTTATATCCCCAAAATATTTAGAACATTTAGATGTTTTTATAAAAACATCGTTAAGTTTATTCTTAGCAGTGAGATTCAATCCATACAATAAATCTAAATTTAATAATCTTGATAAAAAAATAGTATTCTCATCTGCATTATTATTATTTTCTACTACAACATTAAATAACTTTTTAAAATCATACATCATTAAAAATTCTAATATTAATTATCTTTATTCTTATGTTTTTTAAGTGTTTTGTTTAATTTATTATTTGCAAAAAACATTTGTAAATTTTCCATGATTTTTTTACTTACTATTTTGTCTATTTCATATTCTTCATCTGTTTTTTCTATATATTGATACCCTTTCATAAAATTCGTCATCTTTCTTCTAAAAACATCCTTATCATTTATCTTTTTACTTAAATTACTCTTAAATAACCGATCTACCATTTCATCTGAATATAACGTATAATCATATGGTTTTACTTGAATATAATAAACATTATCACCTGTCATTTCAGGATGATATCTATCATCTATAAAACATATCTCTGAATCTATAGGAAGTTTAGTGCATTTGAAAAAATCTGAAATTCTTTTATCATGACTTGTGCGGTTGAGTTCAATACGACGATTACCTATTTTAAATGCTAAAATAACCCTATCAAATAATTTATAATTCAACTTATCCTCAAAATATGTTTTTATACTATCTACCCAAGATGCCGGTCCCTGATTGTTTGTGTATATCATCACTTTATCACATATTTTTCGTGATTTCAGTTTTTTTAAATAGTTTAAAATTGTTAATATATTAGGTCTTAAGAATTCTGGATAAATATCAATTAATGTTATCATATCCTCATTGGTCAATTCTATACCTAATATATTCTCTAAACCTTCACAAAAATATCCTAATTCAGTAAAATGTCCTAATGTTTCATCAAGGTCAAATACCACTACTTTTTTACCAGAGGACATCTGTTTCATACTTAATGACAAGAAAACAATAATAATTAATAAAATTAATATATATTTACGTTTAAAAATCATATTATATTTATAACATTTTTATCTTTATATATTACAAAATGGGGTTGTCCCAAAAAGATTCCTTAATAATACTTAACCATTTTAATGTTGATTATACTAATAAATCTAAAATAAAAAATAAAGCTAATCAATTAGCAGATGATTTTTTATGTAAATCAATTATAGGTAGTAATATTAATAAATCTAAAACTAATACAAAGGTTAAAACTAATACAAAGCGTCGTACGCGAAATACCAGAACTTAGACCAATATTTAACAATCTACTTTTAATCCATATTGATATTTTGAATCACGTGTTATTGTTGAATTCTGCCAAGGACCTACCTCCATCTTAGGATTCGGTGGTTCGGCACGTATTTGTAGGTTGGCATTTCTTAATGATGTACCGACAGTGTTAATACCTGTTAACGAACCAGCTTGCAAAAGATTCACATTCTCCAAATTACCATTTCCTTGCGGATTTAATTTACTCCATTCAGAATTGGTATCTTTCGGCAGTAAATCTACAGGATTAGATACTTTTTTAGCATTAGGAATTACATTTGAACCAAATGCTGCCGGGTTCCCTAAATGCGCCGGCTGATTTTTACCTAAATTATTATTTCTATTATCATTTAATATTTTTGCGTTAATATTACTTACATTGCTATTTGTTGTATAACCTTGTGTTAGCATCTGTTTTGATTTTGTTGACGAATAATTAGCTAACGCTAAAATAAGAACAGATAATCCTAATGCCATTGCTAACTTTTCGTTATTCATTTTACCCATTGATTTGAGATTCTTGATTTGTTTCATTATATATAAATTTACTATAAAAAAAAAATATTATTATTTTATTATAAAACGTTGTATTCATCTTCGTCATCTATGTCCAATGCATATGTATTTTTTATATTTTTCGCAACTAAATATGCTTCTATTGCTTGACTTCTCATAACCTTTGCTTTATCTAATGCTTCTAAATATAATTTCATATATATATCATTTGGTTCTTTCAATTCTATGTTTTGATCATTATCCGTCAATTTTATATCTACCTCAAATTCCATTAACTCATTATTCACTTTCGATTTTTCTTGTTGAGATTGCGGATGACCTTCATGGGGATTTACTTGTTGTGGTTCTTCATGCAGATTTAATTGCACTTCTTGTTCTCGTTCTTGTTCTTGTTCTTGTTCTTGTTCTTGTTCTTGCTTTTGCTCTTGTTCTTGCTCACGTTCTTGTTCTTGTGATTTAGATACTAGTTCCGTTTTTATTAAACAACTATCAAACTTATATTGGTTTTCTATTATCATTATTTGTTTTATATTTATTTCTATTTGAAAATATTTTTGACTAAACTTTATTCCTAATATTTCTAAAATGCATATTATTTCACTATCTTTATTTATATCATCTAAAGTTTTTGTCATTTCATTATCATTAAATATAGGAATTTCACCTTCTATCTTACTTCTTGAATAATTCAAATTTACTCTAATCAATTGGTTCTTACCTTGATAAACTTTTATAGGAGATATAAAACAATTCTGAATATCGTCTTTA